CCCTATCTAACTTTATCTAACTTTATCTAACTTTATCTAACTTTATCTAACTTTATCTAACTTTATCTAACTTTATCTAACTTTATCTAACTTTATCTAACTTTATCTAACTTTATACTTTTAAGAGTCTGCCTTAATAGGTATGGGGGTTTCAACACCTATACCCGCACAGAAATACAGAAAATTTTAGGAATGGTACCATCTGTAGACGAAAGTTAAACGGTACCAGTTAAAAATGTGCGGTAAACTAATAGTAGAACTAAAAAACCACTGTTTGTCAAGTGGTGATACCCGGGAAGTAGGGAGAGAGGGTAAACTCCACCCATAGGGCAGAGGTGCTCTTTTTATTGGAGTTACTTCATGATAAGGGGGGATGAATGATACCCGGTATAGTGAGTCTTCGAGGTATTTGAACTATGTGTTTCCCCGTCCAGGTAGCTTCGCTTACCGGGGGTTCTTGTTAGAATCTTCATAGTTATCCACTTCTCTTTCGAGAACAGCTGACGGTCAGGGACTTAAGCCCGATCTGGATGGTGTCTTATGTGACAGTCGTTCATACGAGGAACGCTGAGCTTACAGACATGAAGTAACTTTTCAATACGGGGTGGATTATTCTCGGTTATGCCTTCCCCCGAACTAGGTCCGAACTAGGGATGTTTTAATTGTACTACTTTAAAAATTTGGCGTCAAGAAAAAAGTCCTTGACAAATTTTGGCGATGTGTTAAAATGTAAGTATTCTCGGTTATGTATTCTAACACTACCGCTTGACCATTCAGGCGGTTTTGTGTAGTATTGAATTAAATGTTTGGTGATTCTAACGTTTACCATTCCCCCTTTCGGCTTCCTCCGCTTAGGGGGTTCGTGGTATAATAATAACAAATGCCCCATAAGCAATATGATTTCCAACTAGGGGAGTTCGGAATCTTCTTCAATCCCAGCCAGAGGGAGTTTTTTAATATGTGCATAAATCAGAACCCTAGGTATATTGGATTTGGGGGTGGCATTGGAAATGGTAAGTGCGAACGATTTGATAGTAGAATTCTTATGTCTGATGGCTCTCTTGTGCCAATTATGGACGTTAGGGAAGGAGATGAAATTTTTACAGTGGATGAGGAAACTAACATGTTAGTACCTAGGAAAGTCTTGCATAAAATAGATAGTGGGACAAAAGATTCAGTGGAGCTAAGGTTGAGCAATGGGTTGACACTCCACACCACCAAGGAACATCCGTACTACACTATGTTGGGTACGCATAGGGTTTGTAACATCTCACATTCCACAAAGAAAAAAGACGGGACTAGGGCAGAACGCAGAGATGTTGTTCCGTCTGGGATAGGCTGGAAAAGATTAGAAGAGCTGAAGTCGGGGGACAGAATAGCCGTCCCATTAAATTATCCAGAAGGGAGAGAGTTCGTAGGAGAAGATAAAAGCTATCTGCTTGGACTTTTATTGGGAGATGGAGGACTAACGACGGAAACCCCACACATAACCATAGCGGAACATAAAATACTAGAGAAGGTAAAATCTGTCTTGCCTCTAGGGACAATGACATATTATAAGGGTCATTACCAATACAGTTTAAGAGGGACCGGTAAGGTGGGTGGGAACCCATTAACAAATTGGTTGCGAGAACTGGGAATAATGGGATTAGGCTCACGCAACAAATTTATACCACCACAATTCTTTGGAGCTACCAAAAAAGAAATTGCCGCTTTAGTTAGTGGGTTAATCGCTACTGATGGATGGGTTGATAATAACTACGTGGGATATTGTTCTGTTTCTGAACAACTAGTTGACGATGTACAACAACTATTACTCAGACTAGGGATTATGTCTGGAAAATGTTTGAAGATGGTAAGTTACAAAGGAACCAAGAGACCATACTTTACACTACAGATTTCCGACAAGATTTCAGTAGAAAGATGCTTGGAGAAATTAGACCTATTACATAAACAGCCGAAGTTGGTTGATTTGGTAGAAAAAAACAAAATGAAGATTCCTCGTGGTAGAAATAAATTCTTCTATAGTGGAGATTTGGTATTTGTTAGGATTGCATCAATTGTTGAAGAAGAACCAGTCCAAATGTATGACTTGGAAGTGGAGGGAACTCATAATTTTATCGCCAATGGAATTGTTGCCCACAATACCCTCGCTGCTTGTATCCGCATTTTACAAATAGCTGGGCTTTATCCGGATAATTTAGTTATGATCGGGCGGCTTAAAGGGACAGACCTTGAGGCATCCACTAAAAAGACTATGTTGGAGTTACTGTCCCCTATGTTTGAGACTGGCCAGGCAGAGTATAAGGCCAAGGACAACAAGGTGGTACTGGAAAATGGATCAGAAATTGTCTTCCGGCACCTTGAAGATGTCTATTCTACGGGTATTTTAGGAATGAACCTCGGTTACTTCTATATTGACCAGGCCGAGGAAGTGACCGAGAAGGTCTTCGACACTCTCCGGGGTCGTCTGAGACGGATTTGTAAGGACGATAATGGGAATGAAGCACCTAGGGGCGGTATTTTGACGTTTAATATGCACGGACATGACTGGATTTGGCGGATGTTTAAGAAAAAACTGGGTAAAGACAAGAAAGACTTGACTAATCCAGAAGAATATGGTCTCATAGAGGCATCTACACTTGATAACAAGGATCATTTGCCTAAAGATTACGTGGATGACCTCCTCTCTAAAGACAAAGAGTGGATTCAGCGCTATGTCTATGGGAGTTGGGATGTCTTTAGTGGGCAAATCTTTGAGGACTTTAATCCAGATATTCATGTAGTTAAACATAGAGAACCAGACCAGCAATCCGTGCGGTTTGTGGGGATAGACCCTGGTTTTGTTGACCCATTCGCAGTGATTTGGTTAGCCATTGAGCCTGGTGGTCAACGTTATATCTACGACGAACACTATATCGCCGGGCAAACTACTTCCTGGCACGCAGATATTATAAAAATGAAAGAAACGGGGCAGTATATTACTGCAAGATACATTGATTCTGCTAACGCACAGGTAATTGCCGACCTGAATGCTAAAGGAATTTATGCCATACCGGCGAAGAAACAACGCCTCCAAAGTAGCAGTGATGTCTATCGCGGCGGGGTAGAACAACTGAAGAATTTATTTAAAGTTGACACACTTACGAAAAAAAGTGGTATAATAATATCTGATAGGTGCGTGAACTTAATATACGAATTACAACAGTATTCCTGGAAAGAAAAGCGCGGAGAATTCAATTCCGCCGAAGTACCGGAAGACAGACATAATCACGCGATTGACGCTCTCCGATACATTATCCTTAATTATTTCGACAACTCAAAGCAAACCGCTCGAACGGTCTCGATGAACACAGCGAGTGACGTTCTCGTTTCCCACTAGAGTATGGCCACAAAGAAAGATTTAGAAAAGTTTCTTTCAAAACAAAAATCACTCGAAATAGTCCAAGCACGCTACAATAAGGCGGACTCTTTTTTTACTAGATATGTTACGGATGCGGACAGATGGTATAAACTTTATCGCAACCTAGTCAGCAAACCAACATCCCAATACCGCTCTAAGGTATCTGTGCCGGTTGGTTTCTGGACGATTGAAACTACAGTGCCTCGGATGGTAGCCCGTCCCCACATTTACTCAATGACCCCTAGGGACATTGAGAACGACCAAGCGGTTGATTATTCCGGCGTAGCCAAAGAATATTACGATTATGTGTTGGATCAGATTCAACTAAAACGGAAGACCAGACTACTCGCCAAGGATATGAAGATATTTGGTAGCGCTTTCTGGAAGTACGGCTGGAGCATGGATAAAAAACTTCCCTTCCTACAGAATATTGCTTTCGGGAGAATCCTGATTGACCCATCAGTGACTGACCCTAGCGACCTCCAATCATGTAAGTACATCATCCACCTTAATAGTGCGACTAAAGATGACCTAACCTCTAACCCGAACTATGACTTAACTGGAGTTAATCTGGATAATCTGGAGGGCACCTATGACCCAATGACTGACAGCAAGAAAACGAGAGAGTCGGCTAAGGGCAGGAACACAGATGTCAAAGACCCGATAGAGAAAGACTATTGTATTTGGGAACATTGGGGTTTTGTTGAAGGAAAGCGCAGACTTATTACAGTATTAGAAAAACAGTGGGTAATTCGTGATGACCCGGCTCCTTATGAGTTCTGGCCATTCGATATGACAGTCAACACGGAAGACCCTGACTGTATTTTAGGCATTGGCGATATTGAACCAGTTTCTGATATTATTGACGACGTAAACACCAACCGCAGGATGCGGACTGATAACAAAAATATCCGCACTAACGTGATGTTAGAGCGCCAACGCAATGCTGGTATAAGAGATGAAGAACTTCTTTGGCGTCCAGGTGGTATATTTGATTCCAATGTAAGCGGAGGGTTAATCCCTCTGGCAATTCCCGATACAACTGGTGGGTCTCTAGAAGAAGAGATGCTCAATTACCAGTTGATTGAGAAGGCGACCAATACCCCCGCCCAAGTCCAAGGACAGCTCCGAGTTGAGTCTGGAACCGGGGGACTGCTTAACAGAACTGCTACCGCATTTAAGGGGGTCCAACAGGAAACGAACATCAGATTTAAATATCAATCCGAGTCCCTAGATATGTGCGTAGAACGCACCCTCACTAATATGTGGAAGATTATCCAGAAGAATGTGAGTGGCGATGAAGCCGCTTTAGTTATTGGAGAGGATGACAGCCGTAAATGGATGAAGATTCCCGAAGAAGCTATCAAGGCAGAATATACCATAGATATTGTCTTTGGGTCTGCTGCTTTAGAAGATGACCAATCTAAGCGCGAAGAAGCTCTCTTTAAGTTTCAAACCCTATCTTCTACCTTCGGACCTCAAGCCGGTGTGGTGTTCCTTAAAGACTTGTTGCTCGCCATGGGCGACAAGAGAGTCAACGAAACTATCGCCATGGTCAAAGAGCAGGTTGATAAAGCCGCGCAAGAAGGAACCCTGCCCAAACCACCGCAAGTCAATGTTTCTATCGGTGGCGAGGATATGAACGCCCTTATGGTGTCCGATATATTGAAGCAAGCCGGGTATCAATTTAATCCTATCTCTCTGACTCCAGAACTTAACGCTGAAACCCGTAGATTAATGCAAGGACAGACCATAGAGAGTCTAGAGGCTGACAAAGTAAAGATTCAGTTATTCGAAGCTATCACTAAAGCCAAACAAGGAGACCAGGCATTATCTAATGAACAAATAAAAATCATCGGCGACATAACAGTTAAAAGCATGGGAAATGAACAAAGAGCCACTCAAAGACCTTCTGCGAACGGAGGGGTGGAAAGTACTAAAGGAAGAACTGCAGAAAAGAAGGGATAATCAGGAACAACTTCTCCACAGTCTGTCGAATAGTCTAGAAGGATATTTGGAAGCAAATTCCCGCATAGACGAACTTAATTTTTTATTGAATCTAGAATCTGAATTATTTTCAGAACCTAAAAGTCTAGAGTAATGTTCGTTGACAATTAGCAGTATATTAATTTAAGTATTAACACTATGGATGACAAGGACATCATAGTGGAAGGACAAGTCCAAGAGACCCCAACCACTACCGAATCCCCTGAAGTAGTCGATGAAACTTCTTCCCCCGCTGACGCGGACAAGGAAATCGCTGAGTGGGCTACCAATAAGGGCTACTCAGATGAGGACTTCGCCAACGAAAAGACGGCGAAAGCCCTCAAAATGGCTTTTAATGCGGAGAAACTTGCCGGAAAGCAAGGAACGAAGCAAGAGTCAGTTTCTTCAGATGACGACATAGACATCGATAAACTCTTAGATGAGATTCTCGGCTCTGGTCAATCTAAAGAAACACAACATACTGTTCAACCAGAAGGCGACTTGGATTTCTCCAAGATGTCTCCTGAGGAACAGCGTATTATCCAGATGTTAGACAGACGAGCCGAAGAAAAAGCGCGAGCGATGTTTGCTCCCATTGAAAGGGAAGCACAAGCTCGTCGCTATAAAAACGAACTCTCTGACTTGCAGAAGGAGTTTGGGAATGACGTTATCAAGTTTGCTCCTCAAATTTTAAGGAAAGTTTCTGAAGGTTCTAAACTTCGCGATGCGACAGTAGTAACACTGATGGAAACCAAATTAAAGCAAAGTACGCAAGCTGGTATCGCCAAAGGTAAGGAAATCAAATCACAAGAAATAAAACAACAAGTCGAAGAGGTTAAGAAAGCCAACACATCATTCTCGATGAAAGATTACGATAAACTTTCTGCCGCAGAACAGAAGTCTATCCTGAACGAGATGATGAGGAAATCTGCATAATATCAAGTTTAACCTCAAATTACTATGGGTCCATTTACAGCTGATACTACGACCACCCATGCTAATCTGTTGAACACGTGGTTCGATAAAGTGTTATTGGAAACTTTTGACAAAACTCAGAAGTTCTACCAATTCGCAGAACGGACCGCTCTTCCTACCAGTTTTGGCAATACTGCCACCTGGCATCGGGCAAATAGATTAGCTCTTGGTTATTTATTGACTGAAGGTACGCCTCCGTCAAACCAAGCCCTGGGTACAACTCGTGTATCTACCATAATTTCTCAGTACGGCGCAGTTGTGGGCTTTACTGACTTTGCCGACTTAACATCAATTGTTGACCTCGGCGAAATGGCTGCTAAGAGAATTGCTGCACAAGCAGCGGATACTGTGGATACAATTATCCAACAGGCAATCATCTTACAAGCTAACACTACCAATAACTCAG